CGTTGGCGGCGCCCCTAGCCCCTAGCGCATTCTTCCGCGTAGGCTCTTGTTCGCAGGAGAACGCCCATTTCAGCAGCTGTTCTTTATGGGGACTCTGGAGGACTCCTGCGGCCGCACGCAAGGCCTCAGGAACGCACAGACGAATCGCGAGCGTCGCCACACGCTTTGCAAATTCTTTCTCATCCAAGGCGTCCTTAGAACCGAGTTGCGCAATCGCGAGACGTCGCAGTCCCTTAGCCCGTGTAGCCTCTGAAGACCATGAGGCGTCATTAAGCCGAATCTTTAATGCGCGCAATGCGGGAGCCACGCAGGCCGGCTTGTCCCCATGATCTGCCCCCAGGGCATAGTTCACGGCGGCTTCGACACACATCTTGCCCGGCTCAGGGGTTCCCAGGCCTTTCACTAAACCTGCGTCTACGACTTCTAGGACCTTGGCGGCCAGTGATCGATTGATGTTCATGCGGCAAACATATCGGACTGAGCGTCCGCTCCTTTGAGATTTTCGATGGCTTGGCGCCAGTATTCCGGTTTGAGTTCGATACCGATAAATCGACGCTGGGAACGCAGTGCCCCGTAGCCTTCGCTCCCGATGCCCATGAACGGAGACAGTACGACATCGCCCAGATTGCTCCACAGCACCAGTGCTCGATCGATCACGTCCAGCTGCAGCGGACACAGATGTTTCTCATCCTTCTCGGAGCGTGCCGCTTTTACGTTCAGCACATGCGTCTGATCCACCGTCATCCAGACCGGGCTGGCCCACTCCTGCCACTGCTCAACGGGGAACTCATCCGGCTGATGCGTGATCGGATCGGCATTCTCGCCCGGCTTGATGAAAGTCAGTAAATAATCCGGCATGCCGCCGCGGCTCTTGGAACTGTCCGACTTCAGTTGTTTGTAGAGCAAACCGACGTGCTTGGTCCGCGTCATTTCGACTACAGGACATTTCCAGATCGTGCGTCGACTGTGATAAATCCAACCCGCCTCTTGATGTAAGCGGATGATATCCCCGGAAAAATCCTTGATCCCGACTGCTCCGTCCCGCCATTTGGTCATCGGCAGGTCGGAGCAATGGACCGCCGTCAATCGTCCCGGCTTGGTCAATCGAAACTTTTCACGCACCAGGAACCCGTAGTGCTGAGAGAACTCACCGTCGCTGGCGCTATTGCCCATGTCACAGATCGAATCGCTGTAAACAAACAATGAACCGAACGGCGGGGAATACACTGAGAAATCGATGCTCGCGTCCGGCAGCTGCTGTGCGACTTGCACGCAATCGCCGCAGTAAGCGGCCCAAGAGCGGCCCTCAGCGTAGTTCAGGCAGTCAACCATGATGGAATGTGTCCTTTGTGATGGGGTCGATAGGGAACCTTGACAGCGCTCTCACGGCCTCGATTACGATTCATCGCCGCTCGCATGGCTGTTTTCATCGAGGCATGATCCGCGGCCTTGCGGTCAATGACTCGAGCAATCGAGTCTTCGCCCTCCGCGACGATCAGATGCACTTGCACTTCCTTCGCTTGACCGAACCGCCACAATCGACGCACGGCCTGATACCACGCCTCATAGCTGAACGAGCGGCCGACGAAACAGGTATTGGCACAGTGCTGCCAGTTGAGTCCAAACCCGGCAACCGAGGGCTTCGTGACCATGACTCGCGCTTTGCCGAGCGCAAACTCCTCTAGGTTCGATTCCTTGCGCTCCGCTGGCATGGATCCTCTGACCTCGACGACCCAAAGCGTATCCCCTAAGGCATCAAGAATCGCGTCCTGTTCGTAATCGGTATCGCACCAGATCACCCAGGGCTCTTGATCTGAGGTCGCAAGCTCAGCGGCGAGTAATGCCCGTTTAGTTGCCGTCGCACGTTTGATTTGGTGCTGATTCGTGGCACTCAACAGAACATCACCAAATAAGCTGCCACCGGGTTGCGGGGCGGATTCTGCTGCACGATGCCGATGTACCCGGATGGGTGGCAGCACAAAACCTTCATCCTGATCGCCCAGATCTGACGGAAGCTGTGCGAGTCGGCACCATGAGGCCATCCAATCCCAGAAGGTTTCAACGCCATGGCGCTTCAACCGCCACTGTTGACTGGCCTGCGATGTATCGTTGATGAAAAAACGCGATAGCATCTCATTGGCCGCCATGATCTCGCAGAACTCGGCATAGTTGCCCAATTCCATGTGATCGTTCGGTGCGGGAGTGGCGGTCGCAGGGACCTTCCAGCGCAGTCCCGCAAAGGCATCGATCAGCGTCTGCGTTGTCTTGCCGGTAAAGTTCTTTAGGATGCTGGCCTCATCCAGCGTCACGACTCCAAATGCCTGCGGATCAAGCAGGTGCAGCCGGTCGTAATTGCAGATATTGATACCTTCGCGGATCTCGGACTGATCTCGGATTACGTGAGCCGGATAGCCGAACTTGTGTGCCTCACGCTCGATCTGCTTGGCCACCGCCAACGGCGTCAGGATCAGCGCCCGACCGTTACTCGCCTGGCGTGCATGTTCGGCATACTCGAGCTGCACTAAGGTCTTGCCGAGTCCGGTATCGAGAAATAGACCCCCCGTCCCAAGGCTTAACAGAAACTCGACGCAATGTCTCTGAAATGGGAATAGACGTGAGGATAACGGAGGAATCCGAGACAGTCCTCGCTGTAACGCTCGCGGCGTTTTGGCCGCAAGAAAATCGTGGTATTTAGAGCGGTTACTCATTGCCCTCGCACCTACGATAGAGTTCGTCCGGATCCACGGCCTTAAAACCGATATCGCCTTTCGGCCAGGTCCGTTCGGGGGTGGGGTAGATCCGGCAGTACAGTTCATGCACTGCCCAAACCAGGATCAGTGACAGCAGGAACACCGCAAACATCGGGTGTTCCATAATATGGGACCAGATCAGGCTCATCGTTATCTCCATTGTTCGATTTCGTACTCGGTTCGGGCCCAGACCTCAAAATTCCTCAGTTCCGCCACGGTGGCCTCATCTCCTTCCTCGAGACAGGCATCGAGCAGTTCCCGCCAGTTGGAGCGCAGCGCGATGGCGTTCATATCCATCCAGGCTTTCTCCTCCATGTGACGGGCGGACCCGAAATAGGGGCAGGCGGGGTATCTCATAGTCCTAGTCTCTTTTGATAGTCTGGTATCGATTCATCTTTGTTCTGAAAGGGTAAATCCATCTTGTTAAGTAGGGCTGCAAGCAGTTCTTCGAGTTCGTCGTTCTCTTGTGCCAGTCGATTAATAAGCTCAAGGTTTCTGCAAAGTTCATAGCTGCCCTGACATTTATCCATTAACGCTGCTCCCCACAATAGCGGCAGACTTCCCGCACTTGGTTCAAGTTATCCAGGCGGGGGACGATGATAAACTCATGCCCCAGGACCGCACAGGTCGGCAGGCGGGGATTGGCCCGGAGGAGTTTGCCCATATCGGCCATATAGTCCTCAAACTCTTTGCGTCGTTCTTGCTCGTTCATGACAACCTCAGATTGATTTCGGCTAAGAGTTCGTCATCGGTTCCATATCGTTCATGAAAATCTCTACTGCTGCGAGCCAGCGAAGGTCCATAGGTAAGCGCCATGTCGCTTGCGTTCCATGCATTGAGCGGCTCACCTCGATGGTGCCATCGACAGAGCGGAATGGTAAATTGGTGTCCGCGACGTACGTTACCACTAAGTAAATGGTGTATTTCCGCCGGCCACGCCTTACGTTTATCAAGCCAGCAGGCGAGGCAACCAAATGCGACAAGGGATGCAAAGCGTCTAACATCGGATTTACTCGGTTTCTTCGTTGAGTGTTTCATCACAGGGCGCCTTGGCGTCGGTTAGCTGAGATCGTACGGTATAGGTCGACCAAAATAACCGCCCGTTCTCTTTTTGCCTTAACTGCTTCGTACGCCGCGATTGCAGAAAATTGTTCTTCGTATGCAGATACCACATCGGGCTCGCATTTGGCTTTAGCTTTCCGTTCATCGATTGTCCCATCTGAGGTCAAATAGTGCTTGGATTCTCGTAGTTTTACTAAAAAGTCGAGTCTTGCTACATCACTCTTGAGTTCACCCAGTTTTACGTCTGTTGCGGCTAAATACTTCAGGGCAGCCTCAACTCTTTCATCCGTGATTTCCATGAGCATCCTTATGATGTCGAGGACAAAGCCAAACCACCTCTAATGGTTTTGAATAATCCTCATGGTGCCCATGAACCTCGTTATCCCCACAAATCACGCAAGGCTTAGGCATTAATCGGCCATCCCTGATCGCATTATTTACCGCAGTCCTAGCGATATATTTCTCTGGGTACTTCTGTTTATAGTTCTCATGTGCTCGTTTTCGGTAAGCCTTGACGTGAGGTCGTTGCAGCCATTCCTTTTTATAAGCTTTGTAGTGATCAATTCTGCGGTAATAATTCGCGGTTACATCTGACTTAGTGCATTCCTTGCACTTGCCACAGTAACCATCGGCCATGCTTTCGTGCTTATAAAAAGCGGCGTACGGTTTTATCTTCTGGCATTTAAAACAGGTTTTCATAACCTAAAAATCTATTGGATCCTCTAGTTCCCCGTTGGGCTTCTGGATGAACTTCTCATCCCGAAGATCCTCGATCCGCTGCTGCACCGTCTTGGGTAAAGCGGCCCACACGGCCGTCACCTGGGGCTCCTGCTCCTTGGCAACCACCTCCTCATAGATGGATACCGCCACGGTCTCTTTACCGGCTCTGAAGGCCTCCAGGATGCGTTCCGCATCACGATTGGCGACCTTCGTGGCGGCCGCCTTCGCGGCAATCTGATCCATGCGGTGATTGGGGGTCGCCCGAAGGAAGGCGAGCACCGGCCGGCCCCAGAGCTCCAGGTGCGAGGGGTCGGAGATCAAGCCTTTTTCGATCGCCGCGGCCCAGATGTTGGAGATCGTCGCCCGTTCGCCTTCGCTGAGGACAGGAGGCGGCAATAGTGTTCCTGCAGGAGTCGGTCCAGGGCCGCTTGGTAGCTGCGTAGCCGGGCTAACTTCGACTTTGGCGGGACCCCACTTGTCGATGCCCCAGAACATTTTGCCGGAGCCTTTCGGGTAGTCCCATGAATGCGCGTCATAGTCGATGTACATGCCTTCCGTGAGTCCATGGTGATCCTCAACGCGGTAATAGGTTCCCCCCATCATGATCTGGGGTTTGTTGGTCCGGCTGAAGCAGACCTTATCCACGCGGCCGATGGGCATTACTTTTCTCCGTAAACGGTGTTGATGAACTCGAGCCAGTCTTGACGACCGCTGTCGGGGATTAGCCAGTACAGTTCCTTGGCTTCCCGCTCCTGCTGTAGTTGAGACACATCGCAGAAGTAGTCATCCCAGAGGGACTCCTCACTCACAGGCATGCTCCACTTCGCGGCCATGAACACGGCGGCAGATCGAGCATTCGGTGCCTTCCGCCTTGGCAATGGCAGCGCGGGCTGCATCAACCACGTCGCAGAAACGATCGCCAAACTGCTCCAAGTCAGCCAGCGCATTACGCAGCGCCGCGAGCAGCTCCGGAGCGGCAGCGATCAGGCGAATGTCTGCCTTTACATTGCTGCCGTACACCTCAACGCTGAACCCGTCTCGGGAACGTAGCAATTCAGGGGAGTCGCCAACATTTACCGTGTAAGTCACGGCGTTGGCGGCAAAGTGAGGAGTCCACGGTCCCGGTGTGTGCTGTGTGTTCATGAGTCCTCCTGATTCCATGGAATGAAAGCATACAGCATTCCTATAACTTGTCAAGCACTGCGCATTCAATTATTATCGGGTTCTATGGACCCCGTGCGACAGCTACAGGATTTGATCGACGAGTACGGCTTGAGCGATCTGGC